AAACTCTTCATAGCTATCTTCTTTATGACATTTATCAAACCTGTAAGTCTGCCAAATCTTTTGACCTCGATAAATATCCAAGAACGTGCCTTTCATGTACCTCGTATGTGACATTTTATAAACCTCAAATGTAAACAACTAATGTAATTAATATTGCAGTCGCAAAGCCCATACCCCAGAACAACACGAACTCCTCGTCTCCTCTTTGCCAGAGGGTGTGAAGATATAGTGCTAACGCTACAACTAAGGCACAAAAACAAAATGCACCTAGTCCGATATACATACATAAAATATTGTTTGTCATATTATTTTCTCCCCCTCACGCCTAGCCGTTTTTGGCGGCTAGATCGTGAGGAAATTATTTCTAGTGTTGTGTTCTGGAAAACTCAACTATCCCATTTTGCAAAGCAAAGCTTGGAACCAATGCTTCATCATTGCCAAGTTCAGCTTCTTTGAATTGTCCAGATTTCAAACGCTTTTTGATTTCTCTGGTATCCATGCCAAGCCATTGGTTTCTATGCTTTGCAGTTGTTGTTGAATATTCCCAGAGTTTCGCACCTCTGAAAATAGAACTATTAAGAACAACAACATTGTCAGATGTGTTCCAGATACCAATCAGTCTGTTGTAACTTAACAATGATTGGTTGTCGTTGAACGTAACTATGTGACTGTTCAAGCCGATACGTTCAACGCTTATGTTTGGTAGTGTTTCCATATTATTTATCCTCATATTATTTAATTGGATATCAGGACACATCTGCCCTGATACCACAATTAATTATACTACATATTGTACTATGATAGTACAACTTTATCATAAGATTTTCTTGGGCTAAATTTAGGGCGTATTTGAACTACGTTCTCACGCTTTCTAGGTGCAACCCATGGCTGACCAGATATCTCTTGATATCTCTCAGCTAGTCTATCAATTGTCATCTGGTGATTCTTGATAGATAATTGATGATATGCTGACCTTTCGTCTAAATCTGAAAGAGCGTCATTATCACGTTCAGCTTCTGGTAAAGCTGATTGTTCAGCTATTTTAGAAAGCACCAGAGATTGAGCTTTTTCAATCCTTAGCTTCATAAAGTAAAAGCCGTCACATAAACCCTTGACTGCATAAGTACTAGGATTATTCTCTGGCTTAGAAGTGCTTGGTGCTTCTATCTTTTTAGCATTATCAAAATGTAGTTTGATTATACTATCTATTGTCATATTGTTTTTTGTCATTTTTATATCCTCGCCAGATCACTGGCGTTTTTGTTAAGTGTGACAGCCCATCAGACAAAGTCAGAGCCAAGTCAAGTTTAGGCTCGGTCGGTTTGGTGGAACTTGGCTTGGCTGAACTTATGGCTGAACTGTTCACAAACTTAACGAAAAGGACTAGTGGTCTGGGGATAAAATATGGGGCAAAACACAATTGACACTAGATACCTGGAATCTGTTCCGTTTGACTAAACGGATAGCTAATCATCTGGACTTCGTCTTCACGATATCCGCTACGCTAGGATATCTGCGATTGTTTTAATAGTCTGGATAGAATAATATAACGAATATGAAGACATTGACTAAAGAGATTACACCCAGAGCAAAGAAGCTAGTGGATATACTTGTATCACAAGGATGCAGTATTACGGAAGCATCAAAGTTGGCTGGTTATAAAGGGAATAGTGCCAGAGTAACAGCTCACAAGATGCTACAATCTGCCAAGGTACAAGAGTATTACATAAGCCAACTTCGACGTAAGATTGCTCTGGGGGGTACTAAGGCATTACACAAGATAGAATCATTGAGTGCGAATGCACGTTCAGAGTATGTTCAGCTAGAAGCCAGTAAGGATATACTTGATAGGGCTGGATTCAAAGCACCAGATAAACATCAACATCTAGTATCTGGGGAACTCAGCATCAACATAGACTTGTCGTAACAATTAGCGACAGGGTCACCCACTTATACTCGGACTTATGTGTCCTCGCTTCTGAATAGCATGTGCATTCGCACATTAGATTGACACGGACTGGTTTCAGACCGCACCTAGCCATGAGAATGGATATACTACCTGTGTCCTGTGGGGCTAGGGGGGTCTTAAAAACCAGCCGTGACCGATAGTATAACCACCTCTACTCGCAATATTTCCATTCAAGGTTCGTTATGCTATATTTGGTCTATGGCTAAACTATGTGCAAAGGGCAAAGCTGCCGCCAAAAGAAAATTCAAAGTCTATCCATCTGCCTATGCGAATATGTATGCGGCTGGAGTTTGCAGTGGCAGAATCAAGCCCGGAGGTAAAAAGAAGCGTGGCAAAAAAAGGTCTTAAACAATGGGTAAAAGACAAGTGGGTAGATATTGCCAACCCTCGTTCTGATGGTTCGTTTCCACCATGTGGTAGATCAAAAGGTGAGAAAAGAAAAAAATACCCAAAATGTGTGCCTTTAGCTAAAGCTAGGAGTATGTCAGCATCTAGGCGTAGGTCAGCCGTCAAAAGAAAACAAGCTAAGTCCAACAAAGGACCAAAGCCATCATATGCAAGAACATGATTGAACGAGCTGGTGAAAAATTTTCTGGCTATAACAAGCCAAAAAGGTCAAGAACTAAGACTAAGAAGTTTGCCGTACTTGCCAAGGTAGGCAATAAAGTAAGATTGATTAGGTTTGGTGACGCTAATATGACCATCAAAAAGAACGACCCAGCTAGAAGAAAGTCATTTAGAGCAAGACACAAATGTGCTACGGCTAAAAATAAACTAACGGCAAGGTATTGGAGTTGTAAGAAATGGTAGACATTAAAAGATTACACAGAAAGATAAAGCACCAAGAGATTGAAAAAAGGATTGCTAAATGGAGAGAAGAGCAAAAATCAAAGAAAAATGAATCCTCTGGTAGTGGTGATACCAAATCAAAATAAAAGGGCAAAATAGGGCATTTAAGAGCGTTATACGAGGTGTTAAAGATTCAACGACAAATAGCAGTTAAACGGAGGAGAGATGAGCTTAAAAAAGAACGAGAAAAGAGCAAAACAAATCGAAAAAAATTTGGCAAAAGAAAAGCGTGAGTATCGCAATACCAGAATGAAGCAATGTTTAGAGGTTAAAATGCTCAAAGGACATACACTAGAACAAGCAACTAAGCTATGTTCAGGACTAATTGATAGCTAATGGCTTACCATTCTGTAGAAAAATTAAGAAAATATAACCATGGTGCTTTAAAAAAACTGCGAATTGCAGTCAAACTTAGCCATATGAAAGACTTACCAAAAGAAGCATTGACAGATAGAGAAGCTGATAGGGTGTTAGAATCATTGAATCCAGTAACATTGGAGAAGTTATACAAACTAGCAGTAGACCATGACATCACTAACCTATAAGCCAGACGGCAATATTATTAAACAATTCATGAAAGACCAATCTTTCTTTCGTGGACTTCGTGGACCTGTAGGTAGTGGTAAATCGGTTTCTTGTTGTATTGAAGTGTTAAGAAGAGCATTAGAACAAACCCCATCTGAGGATGGAATCAAACGATCTAGGTGGGCTGTGATAAGAAATACAAACCCACAACTCAAAACAACCACCATCAAAACGTGGCTAGACTGGTTTCCAGAAGAAACATGGGGCAAATTTATTTGGTCAGTACCCTATACTCATAAGATTAAAAAGGGTGATTTAGAACTAGAGGTTATATTTTTAGCCCTAGATAGACCAGAAGATGTCAAAAAACTACTATCTCTTGAATTAACTGGCGTATGGATTAACGAAGCAAGGGAAATACCTAAGTCAATTGTGGATGCTTGTACCATGAGGGTAGGCAGATACCCATCTATGAGAGATGGTGGACCGACATGGTATGGCGTTATTGCTGATACTAACCCACCAGATACTGACCATTGGTGGTCAATACTAGCTGGTGAAACTGTGATTCCTGATTACATTACCAAGCAAGAAGCTAAGATGTTAATCAAACCGGATAGCTGGAGATTTTTTAATCAACCCCCAGCTATGTTGGAGCAGTATGATAATAAAGGCGAATTAAACACCTATAGTGATAATCCTAACAAAGAAAACGGCAAAAACCTAACTAAAAGCTATTATGAAAACATCATTCGTGGTAAGACAAAATCATGGATTGATGTATATGTTTTGAACAAATTAGGTCAGGTTGAAGATGGAAAACCTGTATATGAAATGTTTAACAGAGATGTTCATGTAGCAAAAAGCGATATTGCTGTTGTGCCACAGTCTACAGTTTATGTAGGCATTGACTTTGGTTTAACTCCAGCTTGTGTGTTTGGACAGAAACTTAGGGGCAGATGGTTAATTATTGATGAATTAGTGGCAGAAGATATGGGGATATTACGTTTCAGCGATCTAATGAAAGAGAAAATGGCACAGTATTTACCAAGAGATTTTACAATATTTGGCGACCCAGCTGGTGACCACAGGGCGCAGACAGACGAATCTACGCCATTTCAGATACTAAAAGGCAGAGGTATTAATGCAAGACCAACCCACTCTAACGATGTAACATTGCGATTAGAAAGTGTTAATGCTACATTACAAAGAATGATTGATGGAGAAAGTGGTTTATTAATAGACCCTAAGTGTGTCAATATAATTAAAGGATTTGACGGAGGATATCATTACAGAAGAATGCAAGTATCTGGCGAAAGGTATGAAGACAAACCGAATAAGAACAGATTCTCGCATATACATGATGCTTTACAGTACATGATGTTGGGTGCTGGTGAGGGTAGAAACCTTACAGTAGGATTCTCAAATACCAGACCAGTAGTAGCTAAAAGGGACTTTAATGTATTTGACATGAAATCAAAATCAATTTATGAAAGGAGAAAATAACAATGTGTGGAAATCCATTTAGCAGTCCAAGTATTCCAGCACCTCCACCACCTCCACCAGAGGATGAGAGTGCAAGAGAAGCTCGTAAAAGAATAAGAGAAGACGAGCAAAAAGAAAGGGCTGAACAAAAAGAGCAAGACTTAGAAAGCAGAATTGCTGCTTTGTATGGTACTACAGGTAGAAGATCGTTATTGACTGGCAGAACTGGTGGTCAAGGATTTAATGTAGACCGACAACTAATGAGCAATAGAACACTAGGAGCATAAATTGGCAGTAATAGATACCTATGCTCCTAGCATTAGTCCAACAGATAGTCCTGTTCAGGCACTTCTAAAGCGTTTTGAATCTGCAAAATCAGTAAAAGATTTGTATAAAGGCGAGTTTGAAGACTGCTATGAGTTTGCTTTGCCCCAAAAAGAATCATTTTATGATGAAACACAGGGCAGAAGAAGAACAGATAGAATCTTTGATGAGACTGCTGTAGTAGGTGTGCAAGAATTTGCATCACGATTACAGTCAGGAATTGTACCAAATTATAGCAGATGGGCTGAATTTAAGTCTGGTAGCGAAATACCAGCAGAAGATAAAAAAGAAGTTGATTTACTTTTAGATGAAGTAACAGAATACGTTTTTGAATTATTACAAAACTCTAACTTTTCACAAGAAATACATGAATCATTTTTGGATGTAGCGTTGGGTACAGGCGTTCTTCTAGTTGAAGAGGGAGATGCAGTAAACCCAATAATATTCAAAGCAATACCATTACCCCAAGTATATTTAACCTCTGGCTATGACGATAAAGTCGATCATGTGTTCAGAGAACGCCAAATAAGAGCAAAAGAAATACTTATTGCTTATCCAGATGGCGTTTTAAGTGAGGAAATGAAAGCAGATATGAGGGGAGACCCTGAAAAAATGTGCGATATTATTGAGGTAGTTTATAGAAATCACGAAAATAAAAAGGATGATGAGTACCATTATTGTGTAATATCACCTGAACATGAGCATAAAATACACGAAGAAGTGTACAAAGGACTAGGTTCTAACCCATTTATTGTCTATAGATGGTCTAAATGTAGTGGCGAAACCTATGGTCGTGGACCTTTACAGAACGCCCTACCAGCTATTAAGACTGCAAACTTGCTAATTGAAATCATTTTAGAGAATGCTCAGATGTCTATATCTGGAATGTATCAGGTAGAAGATGATGGTGTAGTCAACATTGACAACATATCTTTGATACCCGGAACGATAATTCCAAAGGCGGCTGGGTCATCAGGACTGCAACCTATTGCACCAGCTGGTAATTTTAATGTTAGTGACTTGGTGCTAAAAGACCAAAGAAACAACATCAAGAAAGCTTTATACAATGATATGTTGGGTATGCCTAACCAATCCACACCAATGTCAGCTACAGAAGTAGCAGAAAGACAAGCTGATTTATCAAGACAGATAGGAGCGGCGTTTGGCAGACTACAAGCTGAAATGGTAACACCAGTATTACAAAGGGTAATTTACATATTGAAGAAGCAAGGTAGGATAAAAATACCTAAAGTTAATGGCAGAGAGATAAAAATAACCTCATCTAGCCCACTTGCACAGGCACAATATCAACAAGACGTAGCCACAGTAGACAGATTTTTAGCTATGATACAGGGCAGAGTAGGTCCAGAACTTACAAATTTGATAGTAGATCAAATGAAAGTAGCCAAATATGTAGCTAAAAAACTAGGAGTGCCAGAAGAACTGGTTCGCTCTGAGGAGCAGATGCAACAAGCCGCTCAACAGATGCAACAGATGATGGCTCAACAACAACAAAATCAACCAGTAGGAGAAGAATAATGCCAATGGGTAAAGGAACTTACGGAAGTAAGGTTGGTCGTCCACCAATGAAAAAGAAAAAGGACATGAAAAAGAAAAAGAAAAAAATGAAGTAATGGCAAATTCAACAGAGAACAAGCCCAATACTCTAATTGGATTAGATGGTTTAACCAGAAACCCAGAAGATGAGGAGAACTTAAATTCAATGTGCTACGGATTATTCAATACCGTATCAGGTAAACAAGTTTTAAAATATTTAAAATCCTTAACTATCGAAGCAGTGGCTGGACCAAATATATCCAATGAGGAGTTGAGACATTTGGAGGGTCAGCGATTCGTTGTTGGTTTAATTCAAAGAAGAATCAACAAGGGCGCTAGTCAGAAAACAGTTAAGGAGAAAATAGATGAGTGAAGAACAAGCAGTTCAATCAGAACAAGCTACAGAACAAACAACAGAAACAACACAAGATGTTTCACGTGAAACGTCTGAACAACCAGAGATATTAGCTGAAAGACCAGAGTTTGTGCCAGAAAAGTTTTGGAATGAAGAAACTGGAGAGGTCAAACTAGAGGAAGCAATGCACTCATATAGCAATGCAGAGCAGTTAATATCAGGCAAAGAAGAAGCTTGGGAGGAAAGAATTAAGGCAAAACTTGACTTACAAGCAAAAGAATCTATGCCAGAAAGTCCAGATAAGTATGAATTACCTGAACTTTTAGACGGAATCAATGAAGAAATGGTAGAAGCAAACCCAATAACAGAATCGTTTAGGAAGTTTGCACACGAAAACAACCTGAGTAATGACCAATTTAAAAGCGTAGTCAATATGTATTTAGATAAATTGGTGTATCCTCAACAAAAAGCTTTTGAAGAAGAATCAAAAAAGCTTGGAGATAATGGTGCTGAAAGACTAGATGCTGTAAACAATTTTGTAAGTTCAAGGTTTACGCCAGAAGAAACACAACTGATTCAGTATACTTTAGGCACAACTGCACTTGGCGTTGATATATTAGAAAAATTTCAGGATATGACAAAATCTAATAGAGTAATGGCAGATTCAGTAGTAAAACCACAAGCTCCACTTACTTTGGCTAAAGTCAGAGAAAAAATGAAAGACCCAAGATATTACGACCCACGACACAAAGACCCAGCATTTGTTGAAGAAGTAGATGCTGACTTTGCTAGGTTGTATGGGGAATAATAGACTATATGTAGAGAAATCTTTGCCAGACCATGCTTTTGATCTGGCGAAGAAACTCAAAAGGTCAGACATGGAAGAACTTGCAATAATGGGTAATGACCCATTGTCTTCTTTGTTATCTCCATTTAGATATAAATACAGAAAAAACATAAATACTTACTCAGTATTGACACAAGATGAAGAAGTTATTGCTATGTTTGGCGTTATTCCTTTGCCAAATAACGAAAGAAATGGTGCAGTTTGGTTTCTTTCTAAACAGTTTACGCCAAAACAATCCTATTATTTTGCAAAAAGAAACAAAAAATGGACAGATTATTTCTTATCTGACTACGATTATGTGTTTAATATTGTACCAATCCACAATATTTCGACAATAAAATGGTTAAAATGGCAAGGTTTTTTGTTCAAAAGAAATCATTTACTTGTTAAAGATATTGAAATGTTGTATTTTTATAAGCAGATACAGGGTGTATCTAAAAATATACAGCCCATTATTGATGATATCGGTCCAATATGGACAACCGAAAAAGCAAATAAAGGACAACTGTGAGGACATTAAATGTTAATTAATAAGGAGAAACAATGGCAACTCAAATTAGTAATGCGTTTATTAAGCAGTTTGAATCCGAAGTCCATATGGCTTACCAAAGAATGGGTTCTAAGCTGAAGAATACCGTAAGACAAACAAACAATGTTCAAGGTAACCAAGCAAGATTCCAAAAAGTAGGAACAGGCGTAGCGTCTACAAAATCAAGACATGGCGAAGTTCCAACAATGGAAATCACACACTCAACAGTCGATGTTACACTTAGCGACTTCTACGCTGCCGACATGGTAGATAAACTAGATGAGCTAAAAACAAACATTGACGAAAGACAAGTGTTAGCCCAATCGGCTGCTTCGGCTCTTGGACGAAAAGTAGACCAGTTAATCATAGACGTACTAGATGCTGGTTCAAACTCGAACAATGTCGCACATGGTTCGGCTGCATTAACTTTAGCTAAAGCTTTAACAGTATATGAAGCATTTGGTGAAGCTGATGTGCCAGACGATGGACAAAGATATTTCGTAGTTTCACCTGCTGGCTGGGCTGATTTATTACAAATAGATCAATTCAGTAGAGCAGAATATGTAGGGGAGGCAGACTTACCTTACGCTGGTGGCATGACTGCTAAGCGTTGGTTAGGATTCCTATGGTTTACTCACTCTGGACTTTCAGTTTCAGGTACGACAAGGGATTGTCATGCTTACCACTCAACAGCAGTAGGTATGGCGTCTGCACAGGACATTACAACTGAAATGAACTACTTGCCAGAAAAAGTAAGTAACTTAATAACATCATACTTTAGTGCTGGAGCTGTCATGATTGACAACGAGGGTGCTATTGAGTGTCAGATAACTGAATAAGGAGGTATACAATGGCTTTAACATCAAGTGCTTTAAAGAAAATAGCTGGTTCAGGCGATCAAAATCTCTTTATTTATAAGAGTGCTGACGCTGTGAGTACAATTGCTGGGTCAGGTTATTTCAATGACGTAACCAACGATCTAAAACAATTCGATGTAATTATAGCTGTAGGTGCCACAGGTGGTACTGCAACTGTAGATGTATTGATTGTTTCATCAGCAACTGGTGCCGCAACAGTTACAACTACCAACGGAACATAATTGTTCTAGGGGCTGGGTTTTTTTTCATATTATTTTCCCAGCCCCACTTTAAACTATGGCAGACAGTAAATTTGACATATGTAATCAAGCTTTAGTATTAGTAGGTGCTAATACAATTACTTCGTTTACAGAGAGTACAACCGAATCAAAGGTTGCTAGTCAGCTTTACGAATCAACATTAGAAAACCTATTGACCAGATGTCGATGGAGATTTTCTACAAAACAAGAACAACTATCAAGAAAAACAAATAAACCATTAGGAAGATATTCGGCAGCTTATACCTTACCAGCGGATGCTTTAGTTATGAATACAGTTACAATTGCAGATAACGTAATTCAATATGATAGATACCAAGACGAAATATTTTGCGATGCTACATCAACAGATATAGTAATTGCAGATTACACATTTCAACCATCAGAAGCAGACTTTCCACCATATTTTAAAACTGCATTAGTTTTAGAGTTGGCTTCATTGTTTGCTGGAGCTATTGCAAGGAATGATTCATTGTCAGTTTTGTATCAAAGAAAAGCACAAGCACAACTATCTGTTGCTAAATCTCTGGATTCACAAGCTCAAACAACAAGAAGAGCAGATGTAGATAGATTTAGAAATAGAAGAAACTCTGGAAGTTTAGGAACAGTTAAAACTACGATATCTTAATAATGGCAACAACAAGAATACATCAAGCAAACTTTAGCGGAGGGGAAGTAGACCCAAATCTTATATCAAGAAATGATCTAAATGCTTATGCAAAATCACTTGACAAGGCAAGAAATGTAATATGCCGTAATCAAGGGGCAATTGAAAGGAGGGGTGGGACATTTTGGAGAGCCGATTTAGGAGCAGAAACACGGCTCGAACCTTTCATTTTTAGTGGAGAACAAGAATATATTATAGCTTTACAAAATACACAGTTAAAAATTTACTCAACAAATGGCACATTGTTACAAACAATAACAGGCGCCCCTTGGACTACTGCTCAGTTAAAGAATATTAATCTTACACAACAAGGCGATACCATGATTTTTGTTAATGAAAACTGGATGCCTAGAGTTTTAAAGAGAACAGGAGCTACAACCTTTACATTCTCTACATTTGCATTTGATTCTAGTTTAAACAATAAAAGAATATATCAACCTTATTTTAAGTTTGCTGATAACACAGTTACGCTTGATGCAAACACAGCCGTTGCTGGTTCAGGAGTAACAATAACCTCTAGTGCTAGTTATTTTACAAGCGATTATGTAGGAACAACCCTAAAAATATATGGAACAGAAGCTACTATTACAGGTTATACAAGTGCGACTTCTATTACTGTAACTCTTAAAGAAGATTTATTAGTTGAGCTTGATGACGACCCATTTGCTACCCAGCAAGGTTCTGGTACTGTAAAAGTAACTCATGCAAATCATGGGCTATCAAATGGTGCAGTTGTTGTATTGGCTGGTGCAGAAGACATTTTTGATGATGATGGCAATGGTTTAGCATCAAGCAACTTGAATGGTTCTAGGTCAATTACTGTTGTTGATGACAATCATTATACGTTTGTAGCTGGTGGTAGTGACACAGCAACAGAATCCGTTGATGGTGGTGGAGTTAGAGTGACAGTAGCAACCCACGCCCCTACAAGAGATTGGCAAGAACAAGTATTTTCTGTACCAAATGGGTTTCCTAAAGCAGTAACATTTCACGAACAAAGATTATTTTTTGCTGGAGTAACTGCATTACCAGATGGAATACAAGGAAGCAACGTAGGACAGTTTTTTAAGTTTGACGTTGGAGAAGCAAATGATTCGGAATCAATTCAAATACAAATAGCGTCAGATGAGATTAATGAAATTAGACATATTATATCTGGCAAGGTATTGGAAATACTAACCAACACAGCAGAGTTTTTTCTAAAACCGCAAATTGGCAAACCACTTACACCAACAGATTTACAAATAGTTAGACAAAGTTCTTTGGGTTGTCAGCTTCCAGCAAAAGCTAGAATATTTGATGGCTCTACAATATTTGTACAAACTAATGGTAAGACTGTAAGAGAATATACATTTAACTCATCGACAGAAGAGTTTGCATCTGCACCTATATCTTTGTTATCAAGTCATTTAGTTTCTGCACCTATTGATGCAGATAGAATAAAATCATTAGCAGATAGAGACGAACAATTATACTTTTTGGTTAATGGCGATGGAACATTAGGAGTATATTCTTCACAAAAAATACAAGAATTACAGGGATGGGTACAATGGTCAACAACTGGCACAATTGAATCCGTAGCTTGTACAACAGATTTTGTGTACGTTTCAGTAAAAAGAACAATAAATTCAGCAACTGTTTATTATTTAGAACAGTTTGCATCTACATCGTTTGATATACCAACAGACATGACAGTTACCAAAACGTTATCTGGTTCATATCAACCACACGGAAGCCCATTAACTAATGGTGCTATATCTTCAAGCACTACGTTTATTGCAGATGGATTTACAAATGCACCTAGTATTGGGGAATCTTTTCAGTTTGCTGGAACTGGAACGACATACACAATAAATTCAGTAACTGCTACAGGTAACTCTGGAGAATATGTAATTGCATTAGATCAAGCTGTATCACAATCAGATGGCGTTGCATTGCAGTTTACTACATCAAAAACATTCAGTGGTCTTAACGCTAGTCCAGATATGAGAGGGCTAACTGTTCATGGAACATCTGGCTCATCAGAAAGTGGTAATATTTATTATTATGGTTCTGGTGTAGTGTCAGCAAGTGGCGTTGTTGTTTTAGATACTCCAGCTTCTGCAGTCGATATTGGCACAGATTTTACAGTACAAATTAAAACATTGCCTGTAAATGCTAAAGTCACAGCTACAGGAACACAAAGCCCTTTGATTGGAAACCCAACAAAAATAGCAAAGTGTATACTAGAGGTATCAAGTACATTTAACCTATCTGTAAATTCAAATGATGTAATAATAAATCAAACAAACATTGACACATCGTCTGCAATTTCTAGTTTTACTGGTAAAAAGAACGTATATTTCTTAGGATATGATAATGAACCAGCAATAAACATTACTCAAACAGCACCATTGCCAATGAGAATATTAGGAATAACATCGGAGGTATATTACTAATGTGTGACCCAGTAACAGTAACAGCGACTGCAAATTTAATTAATAGTTTTGGTGTAGCAACAGGAATAAATACACTAGGAGCTTCTACAGCCGTAGCTGGATTTGCAAATACAGGAATATCACAAGCCATAGGAACAGGTCTTTCTATTATTAATAGCCCATTATCATCACTTGGTATGAGTTTACTTACATCTCAATCACAAAGACGAGCTGCCGGTTACGCCGCCGCACAAAACGAATATCAAATAGCACAATACAAAAGAGATGCAGAAAGAAAAAAACTTGAAACAGAATTAAGGGAAGCTAACAGAAAAAGAGAATATGAAAACAATTACAAAAAAAACTTATCTATTATGGCTTTTTCTAATGTAGATTTGTCTAGCGAATCTTATAAAGCTTTTTTCAGAACACAAAGAGAACAGTATTTAAGAGACCAAGATGCAATTGCTTTGAGAGGATTAGATGATGTAACCACTGCTAGAGATTTAGAACAAATAGCAAGAATGGACAAAGAAGCTAGTTTACGAAAAGGCAAAGTATCAGGATTAACTACATTAGCAAAAGGAATGCTTACATATTCCAGCATTGCTTCTGAAACACCAGATAGTCAAAAGTTAAGTAAAAAATTATTGGGATAGTTAAATGGCATTAATAAAAGAAAAACAAAGAGCGGAATATGTAAATAGGATTGGAGTAACTAGAGGTACTGATAAACCAGCGCAAGTTGAAGAAAATATAACTCAACAAATTGCAAGTCTAGGAAAACAAATATCTCAAAATGCTTTTGATAAAGCAGTACAATCTGGAAAAATAGAAGCTATAGATCGAGCTAACAACTATCAATTTCAATATGAAACAAAAACAATTGGTGGTCAAGAGGTAAAAATACCCATAAAGCATCAACAAGTTAACGATTTAGGAAAAACAGGTAACCTTAAATATTGGGAATTGATGGACAAAAAAAGAATGGATGAGCTTACAAATGTTGCATCAAGTATTGTTTTAACAAATAGAAACAAATCAGAATCATTAGAAGAATCTGTGGCTGATTTTGATAAACAAGTTAGAGGAGATTTAGCGTTATTTTTTGACAGTCTACCACCAGAAGATAGGGGAAGAGCAAAAATATCAGCAGAAAATCAAATAACAAATGCAAAGTTTTATGTAGATAAAACGTATCAGAAAGCACAAGTTACAAAAAATGCTTCCGAATTAGCAAAAGAAGTTAATGCAATATTGTTGTCTGCTGACGATGTTTTATTAAACAATGATAATACTACATATGACATTCTTGTAGAAGATACTAAGGATGCAGTTCGTTTTAGAGAGGGAACAATACCTGACAATAGATTAAATGCAATAAGCGATAAAGCATTATCAACTCTTAGTACAAACAAAAATATAAAAGAGTTACTTGGAATTGATCTAGGTTCTATGTTTGACAGAGAAAACATAAATAGAAACAATGTAAAAATT